ATGAATAACGCAGAATTAAACAGTGAATTAATTGCCACTATGGCAGGAGAAATTACTGTTTATAACTTTGACGTCATGAGTCGGGAGTATATTTCAGCTTCAACTGAATATCTTGCTGTTGGTGTCGGCATTCCGGCATATTCCTGTTTAGATGCTCCAGGCACCTACAAAGCTGGTTATGCAATCTGCCGCTCTGCAGATTTTAACTCATGGGAATATGTACCAGATCATCGCGGTGAAATCATCTATAGCACCGAAACAGGAGAATCGAAAGAAATCACAACTCCGGGTGATTATCCTGAAAATACAACCACTATCGCCCCGTTAACGCCATACGATGAATGGGATGGTGAGAAATGGGTGACCGATACTGAGGCACAGCATAGCGCCGCAGTAGAAGCGGCAGAAGCACAGCGCCAGTCGCTGATTGATGCTGCAATGGCTTCCATCAGTCTGATTCAACTGAAATTACAGGCCGGGCGGAAGCTGACGCAGACAGAAAACACCCGACTTAACGCTGTGCTGGATTACATTGACTCGGTGACGGCAACAGATACCAGCACCGCGCCGGATGTCATCTGGCCTGAACTGCCGGAGGCGTAGGCCATTCAATATCTGGCGCACTGGAGGTATCAACCAGTTCCAGTGCGTCCAGATAATCCAGCCACAAATTATATTGCGCCAGTTCCTCACCTTTCAGACGACCAATAGCGGCTTTACCAGGCCATTGCTTACTGTTCATGTATTCGTTGGCCTGTTCAATAAGTATACTTTTCATTCCCTCCGCTTCAGCTATTTCCTGTTCCTGTGTCTTCGCTGGATATTCAGTAAGTACAGGGTAGTTATCCGGGTTATTGATAATAATTTTCCCCGTACTCTGACCATTCATAAGTTCATAATAAAGAGCATCTTCAATATCGAAAGCATCATCGGGAATATCGCTGTTATTTTCAGAGAAAAATCCCTGAACAGATGGGGACCATTTCATTTTCATAATTTCCCAATTCCTAAAATGTGGACATCATCAGCCTTACGGGCATTCCAGGTGACAATTACATCGGTAGAGTGACGATTAACTGAGATTGCATATGCTTCGTTAGTCGAGCCAGAAACTTTTGTGGCAAACACAGCAAACAGGACACCAAATGACTGGGGCCATTTATAGCCTGACAGCTGATAATTACCATTATTCAGTGTTACAGCTTTAGCTGCTGCACTTGATGGAATCGTCAGCCACTGAAGTATCAACCCTCCTGGCAAAAGTTGTTTTCCGTAATAATCCCTCACCCCACTAAATGAAGCCATGTCCGGTATCTGATTTTCCCCTGTTCCCACCCCCCGTCTTGCCGCTTCTCCCAAACCAAGGTTTTCGAGAGCCGTTTTCACCGTGCCATCCGATTTGATATCACCAAACGGATTCTTGCGGCTTAACAGCAGAGCACGAAGCGCGGTAAGCAACTGGTCGTTTCGCCCCTTCTCCAGGCTGGCACCGGATGCCTCCACCACGCTGCAGAGTTCTTCCTGCAACATATCAAAGTAGTCATCATCCAGATCGGTGGCAGGTGTGCCAGTCTGGGGGTTACCACGGGTAAAACCGTTCTTACCCGCGCCGAACTTATCCTTCTGCGCGGTTTTCGTGTCTATACGATGCATGGATTACTCCGGATATTTAAAAATTACGTAGGTATGCGACGGGCAGAGTTTGTTAAGCACACACTCGACAACGGTGTCGCCCCAGATACGCAGTGCGGAATCACAGGGATCGCCACATGTCATCCAGGTGGTGTTGGTGGCGGCTGGCATGTTGACCTGCCAGTAATACCGCCATTCCGGCGCATTCACAGCGTCAGTGCAGGCTGATGAGCAGGTGAACGTGCTTTTGTCGTATCGCGTGATGGTAGCGTCTGGTCTGCCCAGGGCAGCAAGCTGTGCAAGGTAAAAATCCTCATTGATGCCGCCCGCCAGGTTAACCTTCGCATCCAGTCGTTGCTGACGCTGGCGAAGGGTCTGTGTCCCTGCGGGAATACATTCATCCGGCAGGCCGCACAGACGCTCCCAGCGGTTTATCAGTTCGGTGGTGGTGCGCGGATCCAGCTCCCGCATCAGGGCATCAGCACGCTGATGAACGCGGGTTAATGACGGTGCCGCACCGGCAATCGCCGGATCGCTGGCTGACCACGCCGGACCGGGGGGCAACAGTGCAGATAACAGACGGATGTAATCATCGTTTGTCACGTCCATGAAATCGTCCCCAGAACCGCCAGTTCATTTTTTGCAATGGAGATATTGTCTGCCGGTGCAAGCAACTGATGGCTGTATTCCCCGTTCGCACCGGAAATCGCCTCACTGATACGCGACACCTTCAGTTCTCCCTGCGGATAACCATCACGCAGCAGGAACGAACGCAACTCCGCGGTGATGGCAGCCCGTATTTCCGGTGTATCCGGCGTCACGCGGATATGAAAATCCACCGTATGTGCCACCGGCCTGAACACATACAAGTCAGAGCCTGCCACCGGGGCCAGTGGCCCGATATGTTGTCTTGCCGCCGTTTCCGTTGATTCTTCCGGAATGGGATTAATCAGGTCACTGCTGGCAATCATCACACCGACAGTTCCCGTTCCCATCCAGTGACGGTATGTCCATGCGCGGGTAATGCCGGGCACTTCTTTAGCCCAGACGACATAGTCCCCGTCAGCCCCGCCCTGCGGCGTCCAGTAATACCGCTCAATGACGCGGGCGCGCCACGTTTCCAGATCTTCAGTATCGAATCCGCCAGTCAGGGTATCTGCAACACCGGAAGACGGCAGACCATTCACCGGCGTGACCAGGATTAATGCCGTACCGTCGTCAGCGTTACCGACCGCGCCTGTAGTTGAGCAAGTGATCGGCACACGCAGGACACCACCGGAGCTGGTTGCATCGGCAGTTGCCGTGTACTGAACCAGGTCATCGCGCTGAATCACGCTCCCGGCAGTCACCTTCAGGCCATCGCTGACACCTTCCCAGCGCATATACCCGCTGGCAGCCGTGGCCCCCTTGCGCGGACACCGTTTCATCGCAGCATGTCGCGCCAGCCAGGACTCATCGCACAGGTCAGGCAGCATATTCATTGCCAGATAATCGATGTACCCGTAGACCGTATGCAGCGCCGCCGCATACACCTTTGCCCGCACGTCTTCATCCATGCGCCGGAGCGTGTCGCTGACGTCCAGCCTGGCGAATAAATCGTTACGGAGCATACTGATATTTTCTGCCAGCGTCGGGCGCTGAAATTCACTGTCCGCCATGCGTTATCGCACTCCACAGATCATCAAAAGAAATCATTACCGGTCCGTCACGACGCCAGAGAGTGATACTGTTACCCAGTTCATTAATCCCGGTACGGCGGATATCCAGATCAATACGGAACACCACGCCGTCATCAATCATCCATTGCAGGCATTCGCGGATATACCCCCTTACCGTCTGCACCAGTTGATTGGTCAGTTTGCTGCGCTGAAGCAGCCACAGTCGGGAGCCGTAACGGTCATTCTGTACCGCAGGCCAGGTATCCCCCCACCATCCCATCGGGACATCGGCGTTGTCATCAGGCTCCGACCGCCGCCAGGTAAACAGGGAAATCACCACGGCGCGGGTCAGCGGATCCAGCTGTGCGCTGGCGCAGGTGCGTTTACCGTTCACCGTCAGCCACAGTTCCATCATGCCTCCATCGCTTTATCAGGTTTGTCGGTGTTACTGCCCTGACCGTTCTCTCTGTGACGATGCCCGTTATAGGCAAGCCGCATCGCTGACATGGTGGTACCGCCGGAGTCGCACAGGTCTTTCACCTGTCCGGTCACTTCCAGGTCCATTTCAAAACGTGCTCTGGGCGCATTGCGAAACGTGATCGTTTTACCTGCACCGTCCACCACGATCCCCTCCCGGGTCAGCGTCACAGACTGCCCCTGATCGTCATAGACAGCCACCTCACCCGTCTGCAGCCCTTTCAGGCGGTAGCGCCGGTCCGACACCGTAACAACCACCGCATGAGAACGGTCGCCATCCGGAAACAACACCACCGCTTCCGCACCGCTGTTTGCCCTTGCGGTAAAACCGTAGGGTTCAAGATGTTCAACCCCGGCTTTGGGTTCACCGGCAATCAGGGACACATCCACAGTCTGACATTTCGTGGCGGCACTGATGCTTTTCACCACTGCCCGCCCAATCAGGCCGAGAAGTTGTCGCTGCATGGCTTCAATCGTCCTCATCAGAACGGGTCCTCCTGTACTCTGGCTTTTTTCTTTTTCCGCGCGCCGGGGGCTTCGGGTTCAGGCAGATAAGCATCAGGTGGGCCGACACGGATTTCCGTCAGGGTGCCGTTCTGGTCCTGAGTAAACGTGACTTCCGAGACAAGCAGTTCGGTATTGTCGAAACCACAGACCGGATCGAAGACAATCACCCGCTGGTTGGGCTGCCACAGCGTACCGTTACCCTGTCGCCAGCCCTGCACCACATAGGTGGTTTCATCCGTCCGCGCCGCCCGTTGTCGGGCTTCAAAGTCAGCACGCGCAATACAACCTGCCCCCGTGGCCTGCCCTGTCTGCCTGATATACATCGGACGGTAACGGGCAATAAATGCGTCCTCTGTGCGGGCCCGCAGCGCGGTGGTGGTGGCCTCACCGAAATCATCGTCGTTTCCGGCACGCTGCCCCGCCACCTGGTAAACAGAAAACCGCTCCCGGATACTCTTCTCCGTATCACAGGAAAGGATGTTTTCCCCAAGTACCAGCGCGGTATGTGCCCGCGTTGAGCCAATACCGCCAATCACCAGCCTGCCGTGCGGGTCGTCGTAAGCCAGCGCCTGCTGCTGACCGAGTATTTTGTTGATTACCTCAATCACCGTTTCACCGTGATCAGGCTGAACATCAGGAATAACACCCGATGGCGCACCGCTGTTCACCACCTCAATGCCGAAAGGCGCAGCAAGCGCCTGCGCAATCTGCACCAGCGAGCGTCCGTTAAACTGTGTCGGTTCGGCTGCACAGTCAATCAGGTCAGCCGTCAGACTACGTCCGGCAATACCGGTGCTGACCGAACGGGCATCGTAACGAACGGGAGTCGCCTCCACCCAGCCGGTGATCACCAGCTCATCACCAATCAGCACTTCCACTTTTGAACCGTTTTTAATGCGCGGCTGAAGCGTGGTGATACCCTCATCTCCCGGCCACTGGCGAGTAATCTCCACACTGAAATCCCGCGCCAGCCGTTCAATACCGGCACCGATGCGCACCGATGTCCAGCCATTCCACTCCCGGCCATTTACCCGTAGCGTGACATTGTCGTTCATTGCACTGGCACCTTCAGAGGGATCACCGGCACAAAGCCGGGATGCGTAATGGCATTACGCCGGATAATGTCCGCGTCACGCGCCGCGTTATCAAACCAGGTCGCCGCCAGCACCAGCGCGGGTAAAACCTCATCCGGTGTGCGCTGAATGATCCGTGCAGACTGTTCAAGGCGCGTGTTGATATCCGCATTCAGATCTGCTTTCACCCGGCGCAGCGCCAGAAACAGCGCATCACTGGTTGTACGGGACAACTCCTTATCAATTGCCGTATTCAGTGTGTCGCGAATGTCAGTCAGTTCTTCCCACGTCGGCAGGTCAACCGTGTTTTTCACCGCCGGTGCATTGTTCAGTGCCGGATGCGTGACGGAAGGCCAGCCAGTGCTCTGCGCGGGTGTTGTTGCCTGCCCCACTGCGGAATTCTGCATCACCGCGGAAGTTGTTGGCGCAGGCAATCGGGTGACGGCATACGCCGCTTCGCTGATTGCGGTCGTACGAAGGGTGCTGGCAACCACGTTACGCTGCTGCGTCGCCGTGGCGGTGGTTTTACTGTCCGTTTTCCAGACGCCGCGCGGTTGCAGATCGCTGCCGAGGCTGACACCGGAAAGCGTTTTGATCATGGTGACCAGGTCGCTGGCGTTACCATAAAGGCGTTTCCCGGTACGCCACATTTTCTGCACCTGCTCAACGAAATTTTTGCCTGAGGATGGCGGCGGCAGAAGTACCGAGATATCCCCCTGCAACAGCCTGGCGGCATCCGATACGGCAGAATCCACCACTTTCATCGCATCAGAAACATACCCAAGCATTGTGCTGGCATTACCGATAACGTCGTTCTGCACGAAATCCGCCACACCATCGATACTGAAACCGCTGAAGCTGTCACTGATGCAGTCATCCAGTGCAGAACAGGATGACATCAGCGTCTGCGCCGTCGCCGCACCTGATGTGGGGTAAGAGAGTTCTCCTGCTTCGACAAACTTCAGGTCAAAGCGGACAATACGCCCTTCACTTTTCGATGTGCTGACCCGAACTTCCCCGTCAACACAGACTTTCAGCTCACCATATGTCGGGTGGACAAGCGTGCCGGGACCGGGTTTATTCAGCGCTTCAATCAGGCGATCGCGCTGGTCAAAGCAGTCATCTCCCACCACATAAGCTGTGATGGACGGGCGGAAAGTGACTTTTCCCAGATCTTCGGTATAGGGCTTGTCGCGGTTCGGGTATTCATGTGTTTCCACACGGCGACCGGTTCCCGCACTTTCTTCTTCAACCTTAAACGGCACGCTGCGAAATGACGCATCCTGAAGCCTGTCTTTCCACGTCATATAAGTCCCATATTTATTATCAGTAGTAATATTTACTGGTAATGCCATAATTTGTAGTGGTAGCCATTACCATTTGTAACCATATAAATTATTAGCATTAAGGTGATAACATGAAGAAATTATTAAAATGGATTTTATATATTTTCATCGGGTTGGTGATTATTGGATATTTTGCAGGCAATAACGATAAAGGCTCTAATTCTTCATACTCATCCGATACGGAAGCTGCGGCACCGCAAAAAGAAATCTACAACACTACTGCTCGACAGCTGTTTAAAGAGTATGAAGAAAATGAAGTCGCTACCGATGAACAGTTAAAAGGTAAATTAATCGCCGTTAGAGGTATCGTACAATCCATTGATAAGGACTTTACTGACTCTATAATTATTAAATTCAGAACTGAAAATGAATTCATGCCAGCAAGAATGGAGATGCAAGACTCTGAAAAATCAACAGCTGCTGCTCTTAAAAAAGGAGAACAAGTAACTGTTATTTGCGAAAAAATGTCCAGAATTGTCGGCTCCCCATCAGGCCGAAATTGCGTGTTCGCACAGTAAGTTCAGGGAGGGACGGCCCTCCCTGTTCGTCTTTACCTAAATCTGGTGTACCCAACATCGTGATTAATATCAATGCCACTGGAACGTGTTTCCGTAACCCGCATACCTGGTGGCATATTCATAAATGAAACCTTGATCTCGCCATCAACTTTTGGCGCGATAGCTTTGTTAATCATGAAGGGATTCGGGCCTGTGGCATCGGAGGCGTTGTTTGACTGAGCCGGATCCACCGCCGGATAAGGTGTGTATCCCCGCGTCGGTATTCCCGTCCCATAAGCATCATAAGCACCCGCGCCCCACTGCGCAGAGTTAATGGCATCGACCGTGTCACCGGAACTGTCGGTAAACCACTCAATAATTGGCTTCAGCTTGTCCCACATATCCTGAAACCACTTAACAACCGGCCCCCAGTTATTGATCACCATCCCCAGCGGCGACCAGGCAAAAACTTTCTTAAGGAGTTCCCAGCCAGCCTCAAAATAAGGACCAATGGTTTCCCAGAGTTTCTTAAAATAAGGTCCGACAACATCCCAGTTAGTGATAATTAATCCCGCAGCCAGGGCTATCGCCGTCGCAATCATGCCAATCGGCGTCATCGACATGATCCTGCTGACAATACTGATGGCACCGCCAACGCCCATCAATCCCAGTTTCAGAATCGCAAGACCGGCAGCAAGCCCGACGACGCCGCGAATAACCCGGGGATTTTCATCCGCAAACTTCGTGAATTTTTCCCCCAACTCCCCCAGCCATTGCGTGATATTTTTAGCGTCACCAGAAAATGCGCCGCCAATAGCTGCAAGACCGTTAGTTGCGGTCCCCGTCATTGCCTCCCACAGGTTGGACAGCGTACCAAGCTGAGCCTGAACACGTTTATTCAGGCTGGCCTGTTTATTCATCTTCTGCTGGATCTGATCGTAGCCATCCTTTCCTTTATCGATCAGGGCATTGACCACCTGAAGGGTTTCGGCATCATCACCAAATATTGCCTTAAGTACGCCTGTTCGCTTAACGTCGGTCAGTTTTCGCAACTTTGCCAGTTGCCTGAACATGTTATCAAGACCGCCAAAACTTCCTTTGCCGTCAGTAAAATCGAGCTGTACCCCGAGTTTCTGGCGGGCCATGACTTTATTGACGTCCCTGATTTTCTTAACACTTAATCCGGACTGGATAACTTTTCGCAGGGCATTACCTGCCGACTCCCCGTTCATCCCCATCTGATCCATCATGACGCTGATGGGGGCAAGGCTCTGTGCAGCCTGAAGACCGTCCTTGTTCACCATCTTCAGAACAGAACTGGTTTTAGTGAAGAAGGACAACATGTTGGTATCGTCAACGCCCAGATAAAACGCCTTCTGGATAGTGTCGAACAGCCCCATCATGTCTTCTGACGCCGTTCCGGTAGCATCCTGCATCTTTGCAGCAAACTCAGCAGCCGCTTCCGGTGTTTTTTTCAGTTGTACCGCAAGATAAGCTGTCGCTTTACCCACACCACCCAGAATGTTTTCTGCCGGGATCCCCTGACGCACCAGCATCTGCATCATGTTCTGGAAATCAGCCGTTGTACCGGGTAGCTGGTTACCCAGGCCAATAGCCAGTTTATTGATGTCCTGAAAGCTCTTTCCAACCTCGCCGTTCGCATCCATCATGGCGACTTTCAGCCCGGTAGCGGCGTTTTCCTGATCGGCATAAGATTTCAGGGAAAGCGTCAGCCCCGCTGCCAGTCCTCCACCAAGCGCCAGCCCACCCTGTGACGCTTCTTCCGCCTGGCGTTTAAATCCCCGGATTTTCTTTTGCATTTTCGACAGCGCGGGAGAAAGCCTGTCGACACCGGTGATCAACGCCTTAAGCTCAAATTCAGCCATGTGTGCGTTTCTCCTGCTCTATCCTGTTTGCCTGACTGACCAGCAAGGGAATTTCACTGATCGGCATATTCAGCAATTCGAAGGGATTAATGCGCCAGTAGCTGGCGCAGTCAAAGAAGCGATCAGTGAGGTATTCAGCCGTCAGGCCTGGAGGAAAAAACCAGCCACAAGCCACGCCGCTGCATTCAGGTCTGCCGGAGACATCTGGTCGACAGAGCTTTGCGGCACTTTCGCCAGCCGCACAATGTATTTCGACACCACATGCGCCAGAAGTCTGACGGACTCATCCTGATTCATCTGGTAGGGATACCCCAGCTCGCGGACATCTTTCCCGGTGGGCTCATCAAACTCCAGTACGGAGAGTGTCTCGCCATGAGCGGTAATCGGTTTCTTTAACTCAAGCTCTTTCATTACTGGTAATCCCCTTCTTCACCGTGGAACTCAAGATCGACCGTGCCTTCTTCGGCATTATGGTTCGCTTCGCCGTGCAGCCAGGCAGACGACAGTACATAGACCTGACCGTTCGCCAGCTCGGCAGTGATGGTCATCTCATCAGACGAGGTGATTTTGCTCACCGGAAAATTCTTCGGCACCTTGAAGGTCCCTTTGACATAAGGCGCACGGTGAGTTTCCTTGCGGTCCACTGAACCGTCCAGGCCGATGATGTCATCATTGACCGTCCTGTTCATGGGCACCTCAATGCCGCCGGTCAGCGATAGCTGCTGACCGTCAATTTTGAAATAACAGGTTCCCCCGATACGGGCCATTATGCGGACTCCTCTGAATACTGAAGACGGAACTGGTTAACCACGGCAAAGACACGCAACTGGTTAACATAGTCAGGCGGGAACAGCGTGTTCAGGCGGTTCGGATCGCTGGCATCACGCTCCACAACCAGGTACTGCTTAAACAGTGCGTAGTTTTCCACGATCCCCGCACGCTCAAGCTGACGGTAGGTTGCCAGCAGTTCTCCTTTGATCACCGCCGGGGTGACAATCGCCTGACCGGGACCAAAGCGGGTACCGTCACTGGCAAGCTTGTGACGCCCGTACTTACTGGTAATGACGGATTTCAGTTTGCGCAGTACATACGCGCTGGTATGCAGAGTCTCACTGTCTAGGTAGCTGTTATCCGCAACCCCGTAAGCGTTTTTCCTGTACGTGGTGACATCACGCTGAATGCGCAGTACCCCGCTTTCGACATACGCCGTTGCCACGCCATGAGACAGCAGGGTCTGTTGTTCGGTCATCGTGAACCGTTTCCCCTTCGGCGCAGGCAGCATACCCACCAGCTCACCGGTCTGCGTGGGACGTGCCGGATCGTTGCGAATAAACACCGCTGCGCGGGCGGTACGGCTTGCCGCCAGTTCGTCGGCAGGCGTCTGGGTCTCTTTTTCGTACCCCGCCAGGGTAATGTGCTGCTGGTTAAACTGGTCACCTGCGGTCACCAGTTCTGACAGCGTGCCGATCTTTGCCGTATACACATGACCATACAGCTGACGCGCATAGCTCCAGCGACCGCTGGTATCGTTCATCTCGGTCACCAGCGTGTTAACGGAGGCCGTGTCGTTGAACGGCAGGCCGATATAATCAAACGGCTCATCCGCCATTGCAGCCACCGCGCCGGTGAGAACCGGAGCACCCGTTCCGGCGGTACCCGTCGCCACGGCAATCTGTACGCCCGCAGGCAGCACTTCGCCCCCACCAAAGCCGTAGTAATTGAGGCTGACAGGAATTTCATTCCCGCAAAGCCCCTTATGACGCGCGGTCAGTGTGACCACGCCTGCCGAAGATGAAGCCGTAAACGGCAGGGCCGGAACGGCATTGATGGCATCCTGGATACTGCCGGCAATCGTCGCGACGTTATCGCCATTGGTCACCGGTGCCTGCACGCGGGTACGTCCCACATAAACATTCACCGTGCCGGTTTCGGTTGCCGCCCCGGTCACCGTCAGCGTAACCGTTGCCGCCGCGCCTGTGGCTTCCGGAACGGCAATCACATACAGCTCGCCAAACGGGTCAGTCTGGCGATAAGCCTCGACCATACGCGCCAGCTGACTTCCCGCACCACAAATCTGGCGTGCATAGTCTGCCGACGGCATCAGTACCAGACTGTTGGCAACAATCTCTGCACCGTTATTGGCATGACCAATCAGCAGCGATGCTCCGCTGTCCTGTGCAGTATTCGCCGCCTGGTTATCCATTTCCGCATAAAACAACGGAACCAGCGTATTCGACGGAATGGTGTTAAAGCTTATCGTCATCGGTGTTCACCTTTTTATTCACGCGCCGGATATCACCCGCTGCTTCACGGCGCAGCCAGTAGTTGTTCTCGTCAACATTTCGCCCTTCGGCGGGCAAAAGGTCGCCGCGGGCAGGGTCAGGAACTGACCGCCCTTTAACAGGTTTGACAAACATGAGGATCCTCAGGAAGGAAGGGTTATTTCGGTGTGATGTTCGATATCGCCGTCAGGCCCGTTACCGGGCTCGAGATAATCAACATCAATCGCCAGCGTTTGCAGTTCATCCAGACTGTTCAGATCATCCTGCTGGCGGGTATCGTCTTCAGTCAGCTCGCTGATGACCGAAAAATCGAACTGATAAATCAGCTCATGACGATTCAGATCCAGCAGCGTGCCGCCGTCATAGGTAATCGGGTTACCGCACGCTTCCGGGTTCCAGCCCAGCAGGGCCTTAAAGAGCATCTGCCGGACATCGTCCACCACATCATACGAGGCAAACTGACCGCGCTCATCACGCCCGTTACTCAGTATGACAACCACGGAGAAGCCTTCTTTCAGCTCCTGCCAGTAGTCGGTCTGGCTTTTGTTTTCTCCCGGAGAGTCATCACCCGGTACCACATACGCCGCCGGGAGTCTCAGCTTTCCGACCTCCGGCAGATTTTTGAACTGTGCCGCGCCTGCCACCCGGTTTTCAAAATACGGGCAGCGGGCACGCAGCGCAGCAATAACAGGCGTCAGTTTCATCTGTGTCGTCGCTCCGGCTTCAGTGATTTACGCAATTCCCGCGCCAGAAAATAGCGTGTCCAGCTGCGGTTCTTTTCAAGAGTTTCCACCATGAAGTTATTACGTGGAGCCAGTCGCCAGCCGCTGCCACCGGATGCACCACGATGATGACTACGACGACGTTTTGCTCCTCCCCGGACACCAAAAAACAGAAACGCCGGATAGAAGTCACCAGAGATCATCCGGTTCCCCTTCCCGTTGCGCTGGTTAGGGGCTATACGTGCCATAAAACCGGGGCGATGTTTACTGGCTCTGGGTACCATATAACCAATCGAACGTGCCAGGCGTCCGGTCTGATAACCGGGGTTTTCACCCGGTGCCGACCGCGCACGGCGCATCACCAGCCGACGGGCATCACGCATATGACGCTGACCAATCGTGACAAACGCCCGCCGGACACGGGCGCGGTTAAAGCGCATCTCCGCGGGCTGCTGAAAATCAACGTGAAAAAAGGAAGTCGCCATTGCTGCCTCCGTGACTCTGCGTAAATTCGCCCAGTTCCGTACACTCCAGCAGCAGAAAGCGCCGCGCCCCGTTCAGATCGCGCTGACGTTTCACCCGGTACACACTGTCACCGCAGACCACCTCATAATCAGCGGTGATCCCCCGGCGGTAGCGAATGGTGATGTAATGGGTGATGGCGTCCCCGGTCTGCGCGGTTTCCTGCCAGGTGGTGGCACTGGTCTGGATAACCTTCGCCCATGTCCGGAACGTAACCGGGTATTGAGACTCCACGCCAAAGTTATCCGCGGGCATATCCACCCGCTGGCGGATCAGGACGCGTTTATTCAGTTCACCGGGGTCCGGCAGAATGTAGGTTGCGCTGGTCTGCGCCTGACGAATTTTCATTGCGGAAAGTACCTGTACGGGCCAACAAGCCAGCCAAAACTCTGCGGCATGTCGAGTTTCTCCACTTCCGTAACCGACGAGCGGTTTTCGTAAAAATGGCTGATAAGCATCAGCATCCCCAGACGAATATCATCCGGCAGGTGCAGCCCGTCCGGATCGCTGTCCGGAATGGTTTCATCCGGTGCATAGAGCTTCCGGTTCAGATACGTTTCCGTCCGCTTTTGTGCCGCACAGGCCAGCAGTTGCAGATGGCGGTCATCAGTATCGAAATCCTCATCCAGCCGGAGTTGGGCTTTAATCTCTTCCATTGTCAGAAGCATGCTCAGCCCTCTTTACTGGTCGTGGCTTTTTTCTCTTTTGCCGCTTTACTGCTTTTTGCACTGATTCCGCGCTCTGCTAACCCGGCCTGAAGTGCAATCTCCTGCACACGGGCAGGAAGCGCCCCGTCGTCATACTCACCGGCCCGAATGACCTCAACACGCATACCGTCCGGTGACCATTTCAGATCTTGTTTCAGGATCATGATTCTTCACCCGTCAGAACAGGGGGCGCGGTTCCGCGCCCATGAATGATTACGCCGCTGCAATCTTCAGCAGTTTGATGGCCTGCGAATCGACCAGCATGCCGCCGGTGCGCTTGGTGGTATAAAAACCGACAAATGGTTTATTGGTGTACGGATCACGCAGAATGCGGGTACCGATACGGTCAACGATGGTGTAACCCCGCTTGAAGTTACCAAATGCAATGGCTTTCGCATCAGCGGCGATATCCGGCATCTGTTCGTTTTCAGCGATACCGTAACCCGCCAGAGAGGACGGCTGCCCCAGTTCCAGCCCCGGACGCCACAGATAGTTACCCTCGGTGTCTTTCAGCAGACGGATGGCAAACAGGCTGTTGTTGTTCATCATGAACTTCGCGCCAGTGCGGTGTGCCTTACGCAGCGTGTAAATCAGTTTGATAATGGCGTCTGCGGTCACCGCGGTCGCTTCGCCGGATACAATATGCTGAAGTTTGCCGAACGCCCGGACCTTGTCGGTTTCATCAGTGGATTCATACGCCAGGAACCCTTTCGGCTTCTTGGTGCCATCGCCTGAGGTAAAGGCAATTTCTTCCTGTTCGGCAAATTCGGTTGCCAGCTCGCTGTTGATCCAGGCCTCCACGTTGAAGAAGGCATCGTCCAGCATTTTCTGGGTAGCCTGCGGGTTGCCGTAGATTTCCCCCATGAGAGGTTCAATCAGCTCCAGTCTGGAGGTGGCAGTCTTGGATCGCGTATCCGTTTCCCCCACCCATCCGGAAGCCGTACCGCCCAGATTCACCAGTTTTTTGTAGTCGGAACCGCCAACGGTGATCACCGTGGCTTCCTGACGCATCACCACTTCATCTTTCAGCAGGGTCAGAATGTTGCGATCCAGCTCTTCCGGCACGGCATAGCCACCGTCTTCATCGGTGCCCACCTGTAATGCCTTGCGCTCCAGATCGCGCAGACCATCTTCACGGCCTTTACGCAGGAAGCCCACAAACGCTTCTTTATGCTCGGTGGCCAGTTTATTTTGCGCACCACCTGCCGGACGTTTCAGCTCAAGCAGCTCTTTTTCAAGGTCGCTTTTGAGATTTTCCAGCTCGCTGAGTTTTCCGTTCAGGGTTTCCACCTGCCCGGCAAGCTTGCCTTTTTCCTGCTCAATCGCATCCACGCGCTTGTCGTTCTTTGCTTTGAAGTCGTCAAACTTCTGCTGCAGCTCCTGCGCGACCTGTTCGACATCTTTAATATCTACCGCCATCGTATTTCTCCTGATTAGAAGTTCAGATTTTTCAGTGCATTCAGTGCAGAGCCCACATCCTCAGCGTCGCGCAGGGACAGTGCGCCATAGCCCCCGGCCATGAATGCTTTGGCCTGGGTACGGGAGAGTCCGACATCACGCAGGACTCTTTCGATTTTTTTCTGTTCGGGGATTTCCCCGCGGGCCAGTGCGTTCTTGACGTCGCTGATCCGCGCCTCGTCGTTAGACGGGAACGTCACCAGGCTGACTTCCCAGAGGTCGATTTCTTTCAGCAGAAAGGCTTCTTTGCTCCGGTCGTATTCCCAGTCTTTCAGGACGTACCCAATAGAAAGGCCGGTTAACGAACCGGCCTTCATGTGTGCATGTGCGCGTTTTGCGAGGGGATCATCATCAATAAGCAACCGTCCCCTGACGTAAAGCCCGACATCGTCTTCCTTCATTTCGGTATAAACACCGATGGGTTCATCCATGCGGTGCTGCCAGAGCAGCGCAGGTAACGCTTTTCTGTCACTCCACGCCCGCAGGGAAGCAGCAAATGCCCCGGACATCACCACATCATCGTGGCTGTCCTTTACACCAAAGACGGAGCCATACCCTTCAAACTCACCGGAGTCACTGACAGATTTCAGACTCAGCGGTACATCAAGACGTTGTTTCGTCTGCATTGGCGTTATCCTTCTGCTTACCGGCTTTACTACCATCGGAGGGTTTCGTGGTCATGTTCATCGGTGTGAGATAGACATCACCACCGGGACGCGGATTCATATCTTCCAGGTCGCGGCAGTCATTGGGAGAGTAAATTCCCCAGTTGATCCCGGTGGCGTAGGCTTCAAAACGGGACTTCATATCCCCGCGCAGTAACGCCCCGGCGTTAAATTTGGCGTAATAAACGCCCTGCTTACTTTTTCGTACCAGTCCGGTGTTGATCCGCTGTTCGATGCGGGTCAGATACGGCACCAGTGAATAGTTGATAAATCCCAGCCCCAGCTCTTCGATATTGTTGAAGGTGGCGCGATCGGTGTTCTGCACCATGTGCAACGGCACCCGGAACAGACGACAGATTTCTTCAAGCTGAAACTTGCGGGTTTCCAGGAACTGGCTGTCCTCGGCGTTCAGCGCCATCGACTTCCAGTCCAGCCCCATCTCAAGGATCATCGGGCGGTGAGCATTGCCAAGCCCGGTGTGACGCTCCTCAAAATCTTTCTTCAGGCGCTCATAAGCCTGATCTGACAGCGTCTGCTCTGTACGCAACACACCCGACGTCACCGCGCCATTGCTGAACAGTCTGGCCCCGTGCTCTTCGGTCGCTGCCGCCAGCGATATTGCCTCGCGGGCATAGGCGATGGGATTCAGCCCCACCAGTCCGTCCAGCGTCAGCGTGCGCACATGCCAGATATCCTCCTGGCTCAGTACATCCGTGGAGCCATCCGGGAATGTGACCTGATAGACCGGCTCCCAGCTACTGTTAAGCTTCGGTACCACACTGCCGGGATCGACGGGCAGCAGTTCAGCCACTTCGCCAAATGCTTTCACTTTGTAGGCGTAAAAGTTTCCCCGCAGGCACAGACAGGTGACCACCAGCTCCCAGAACTCCTGCGGCGTCATATAACCATTGGGATGCGTGGAGATCAGCTTATGCAGACGTTCGCCAGTGGCTCTCTGCTTCAGGCTGCCGTTCAGGTGATACAGGTTGCAGGGCAACATCCCGACCGACTCCGCCAGCACCCTGACACAGGAAAAAACCGCCGTCAGTCGCATGGCCCGCTGGCTGCTGATCTGCTTTCCGGTATAGGTGTCGTAGGACAACCCGATAGCATCCGCCAGCTCTGCTGGCGTGGTCACCGGTGCGTCACTTTTTCGTTGAAATAATCCCGAAAAGAACACTATTTACCTCCGCCGACAGACGACTGTGTACGGTCGAGATATCGCGCCACCAGCCACGACCAGAACAGGCACAACGCCCCGGCAACAACAAACCCCGCCGGGGGATAAATCAGCCAGGCACCATACGCCAGCAAAAGCGCCCCCAGCACGCCCACCAGAGGCGCGAGAATCAGCATGATCATAATTACCTCAGTTAAAGCGAGCGGATCCCATAGGACTCAATGTGGTCAGACAGCGTGTCTTCTTTCTCGTACAGCATGGCTCTGCCAACCGCCATAATCAGCGCAACTGCACCGTCAATTTTGTTTTCCGCCTGCTCCTTGACGGGCTTCACCACATCATCGTTACCCGGCATGTTTTTGCCGACCACGTTGCCGATACACCAGGTCATGATGGGATTGCCGTCATGATGAAAACGTCCCGATTCAATCGCTGCTTCCAGCTCTTTCATCGGATCGGACATATTGGTGAAGTTCTGGAAGATAGTGACGGGATTCAGGTCTTCATCAGCAAGGTCATGTGACAGCCCGGTCGCCCCGAAGGGGTCGATGGGTGACTCGCTGACCGGGCTGATTTTGTTCGCCGCTTTGGCCTCTTCGAGGATGTAGCGATAATCCACCTCTGCACCATCGGTAACGGTCAGGACGCCCATTTCCACCCATTTCTGAAAGCGTTCGGCTGTGCGGCGATCTTCATTTTTCTCGACGCTGTACACCGTGTCATACGGTACCCAGAAACGCGGGGCCACACTGTAGTAATGCGTTTTACCGTCAATCTCGCGGGTATAAAGTCGCGCCATGCTGTTCATATCCAGTTTACGCGCCAGGTCAAAGGCCAGAATGCACGGCTGCCCCTCGAATTGCTCAAGAGTCAGTGATTTATCCTCGCAGCTCTGCCAGCTCACCAGGTTGAAATACGCCGAACGCGCCGACACCCAGATATTGAGGTGTTTTGTTTTAAAGACGTTTGCCAGACGGGCGTTATTTTTCGCACGCTGTTGCTGACTTAACAAAAACTCACGGTAAACCGACACCCCGATATTCGGGTTGGCTTTTTCCAGCACCTGTGGGTTGGTCCAGTCGTCACCTTCGTCAACGGTATAGATGATCCCGAACAGTTCATCGTTGGGTACCGAACCGTTGAGCATCTCGATAACTTCCCGCCGTTTGTCGTAGCACGGCCCCTCAATGTTGTACCCGGCAGTAGTAATGGCCCACATCAGTGGCTGACGTCGCGCCCCCATCCCGGTAAGCATCGTGGTGTAAAGCGCATCGGTGGCGTGCTCGTGATATTCATCCACCACCGCACAGTGGGGTGATGATCCATCACCGGGGTTACCGATCAGCGGTTCAAACCGCGCGCCATCCTCCGGACGGTTCATGTTTGAGGCGTTAACCTCAATCCCGAACGCTTCCGTCAGCATGGGTGTGCGTTTACACATCAGTCGTGCCGGACGAAAGACTTCCCATGCCTGTTTCTCCGTCGTGGCACCGGAATACACTTCCGCGCCGAACTCGTTATCACAGGCAAAACAATACAGGGCAACACCGGCAGAGATTGCCGATTTGCCGTTCTTACGGGGAATTTCGGTATACACCTCCCGGAAGCGGCGCAACCGGGTGCCTTTATTGACCCAGCCAAACGCACAGCAGATCACAAATAGCTGCCACGGCTCCAGCGTGATGGGCATCCTCTTGAATGCCCACTCACCCTTGGTGTGCGGCAACAGCTGAATAAATTTGGCGGCCCGTTCAGCCAGGTCCTTGTCGAAGCGGTAACGAAACGACTTACTTTTTTCCGCCATCAGGTCATCAAGATGGCGCTGGCAGGCCTGAATCACAAACTGGCAGGCCACAATCTTCCCGCGCACGACATCCCGGGCATACTGATTGGCAGCATTTACGTTAGGGTAAGATTTCCGGCTCATGATTCGATGATTTTCAGAAACGGGTTAGTGGCTTTCTTCTTCCCCGCCAGGCCAATCAGACGCTGGCGGCTGCTGGGGTCGAGTCCGAGCATTGCCCCCGTACTGCTCATCTCGGACTCCTGTTCTTTTTTGGCGGTCAGCTCCGGATTTTTGACCATACCGCCCATTGCACCGGTGATGGTGTTGCCCTGGCTGGCAATATTTTTCACGGCACGTCGCCAGAACTCATAGGCCACGCACCACCGCTCAAGTACCGCCAGGTCAGTCACGCACAACAGGCCCTGACCGCAGAGTTCTTTGGTTGTCAGTTGCCACATGATCGTGGCGAGAGGGAGATCTTCTTCAGCGAACCACTCCGGTGGCTCAACACCTTTGATGGGCGTAAAAACAGGTTCATCTTTGTTCAGGGCTCGCTTGCCGGGGTTTCCGGCCAGCGCCTTGCGCGCCGTTGGCTTGGGGCGACGCCCGGAACGCCCCGCCGTTCCAGCCATATGCGGCACTCCTGGTTAAATTTCATTTTTCGCGGGTATAAAAAAACGATGGGGCGGGCAGTCCGGAAGACGTCAGGTCACAGGGATTTGACCCGCCCCTCCCCACTGGCAGTTGAGAATTATTATCACTTTAGCCGTTCACGGGCCGTCTTCGCCTTATGACACGGCCAGCACAGGCTCTGCAGATTGCAGTCTGCATCAGTGCCGCCATGCGCTTTAGGGATGATGTGGTCAACGGTTTTCGCCTCACGCACCACACCGACACGCAGGCACAACTGACACAGGCCTTTGTCACGCTTGAGCACACGTTCACGGATAACATCCCATTTCGAACCATAACCGCGCTGGTGTCGGGACTGGCCTGGCTTGTATTGCTTCCAGCCTTCGCTTTTGTGGCTTTCGCAGTAGCCTGACGGGTCAGTAGTGGTATGGCGGCAGCCGCGAACACGGCAGGCTTTTGGGGTTCGTTGTGGCATTAAAAAACTCGATTTGATGATGTGCATAGGATTCACAAAAAGCTTGCCCCAGCTACCGTTAAAAATCACAAACTTCCTATCATGCACCACGCCAATAACGGCAATAATTAGGAGCTGTAAAATGAATAATGCAAATAACAAACTTTCAACCTTACCAACACAAGAAGATCTGGAATATTTGATTTGCATTGCAGGAGGAGTGTTCGAGGATCTAAGGAATCCTTTTATTTACAAAAATCCAGAGAATATAAGGCGATTGTTAAACCGAAAAGGGGTTTCTGAAATAGTTCGCCTCTCTTACAGATTCAACAATACACCATCTTGTTACTAACCAGTGGCAGGCACTTACTAAGTGCCTGCCTTAACCTGCTATTGCTACCTCTCGGCTACTTCAGCCTTTTCTTTTTACTATACGATTATCATTAACATTTTGATTTATTTTAGTTTATGTGCTTAAGCTTTGTGTGATAGCTATTACTTTTGTTTATAGAGAGGTATTTCCAGTGTCTGACGAAGTAGAATCATTACTCAATACAATGCTTAATTGTGACGCATTTTATCATGAAGATGGTAAAGTTAGTGGAATCGCTAAGTTAGCTGTAACCAAAGGATTTGATAGTCTTTCTGCACCGCAAAAGAGGGTATTGCAACCTTTCCTTTCTCACCCATGTGGTGGTGTTAGAAATCCAGGCGGGCACCATAACGGTTGCTCTAAGGTTATCTCTGGCTATGAGCTAGAAGAAGCTTATAACTTACAAGGTTACTATGGAGATCTCTTATGTCAAAACTGCCGAGAAGAAAGCGACGGTTATGAAATAGAAAGAGAGAGATTCATGCAGGACTAATCATTAACAGGCACCCAAAGTGCCTGTTTATAGCCGACTCTTCGAGCTGAAGGACGCCGTTCTCTTCTGATTCAGAATAAGCGACCAGTAGTAGTATACCCAGTAGCGTTTCTTTCCATCTTCAGCTTCAAATGCAGGGATTTAGTGAAAAGCACCTTTCTTATGATAAAAACTCGCTATTGTGAGAATCGTGATTGTTCAATCCGTCTGATGCTAGCCTTGTCAAGGTTACATTGACCCAACGCCGATAACAGACTAACGTTCAAATCTAGGCTGCCCTCAAAAGTCAGCGGCTCAGGAATAACTGGTTGCGAGGTTTCAGCGATCAGATTCGTCGGGAGTGGTACTGCCGGAACTTGTACGTAAACTGTCCGCGTACTTCCGCAACCGCTCAGCAGCGGCAGCAGGCACAAGGCGTGCAGCACAATCATCATCCGCAACAGCCACTTTGATATCTTTCTGGGTTCTCTGTGACTCCAGTGCGATCTGCTGTTTTGCATGCTGGTTAACCTCTATAACTGTATTGACGATTTGCAGTGATTGCAGGACGTTACGGGTAATGGCTGTTGCAGATTCAGCATTTTGTACAGCCTCATCAGCACGTTTCTTTTCGTGCTGATATTTGCTGTAGTAGTGGTTGGCAGACCAGATGAAAGAACCGATGACAGTAAAGAAGAATGCAGCGATAACCAGCTTATAGCTCAACTTCATTTACCACCCCACCAGCCTCTTTAAACCGGGAAATCAGGTCACCGATTTTATGTTCATACTGACCGTAACCTGCACCAGGTAACGACGCCCAGATATTGCTGCAACGATCGATAGCCTGACGAATATCGCCGCGATCAATCATCGGTAAAGCGCCACGCTCTTTAATCTGCTGTAATGCAACAGCATCCTGGCTTTTAGGAGAGAAGTCTGTCAGCCCTAACTGCTTGCGGTAAGCATCCCACCAGCGCGAAAGAAGTTGATAACGGCCTGCAGCTGTTGATTTGAGTTTCGGGTTTAGCGTGACAAGCTTGCGAGGGTGATCGGAGTAATCAGTGAAGAGTTCTCCACCGACAATAACGTCATAACCGTGGTTACGTGTCGGTTGTCGCCCGTTATCCGTTCCCTCTGACCATGCCACCATATCCAGGAAAGCTTTACGCTGGGAATTTAGTACCTGCATAAATTACTCCTTAGAGCCACCAAACTTATTACCGATTACTCTCATTGCAGCCCCACGAATAGCATCGACCCCGATCAGCCCAACGCCGCCACCAATGGCAACAGAAAGAGATTTAGGCCATCCGACATACTCAAGAGCGGATGCAAAAGTCAGCGTCAGAGCACCACAGAGCAAAATCTCGAGCGTTTTTCGTTTCCAGCCACCACCACCGCCAAAATAGGCAATGCGCAAGCCAGCCATAACGATCGACATAATCACTGCGCCCAGCGGTGTGTCTCCACGCCACCAGCTCTGGAACAACTCCAGCCAGGTATTTGGGTTATGAGGCATTTGTAGTTATCTCTCACCTCGCTGATACAGCAGGTGCAAATTGAGGGAACATCATGTACAGCAAATTAGAAGCGGAAACGTCAAAGAAGCCGAACCAATGGATAACTGCGGAATAGACCAGGACCAACGAATCCCCAGCCCCAGAAACGACAAAACCCGCTCGACGGCGGGTTTAAGCTGTGTGGCGAAGTAACCACTCTTAACACGATACAATAATTTTTGCGTACGCGTTAGCGTTTTTGTAAGATTAACAAATAAATCGAAAAATCATAATCGGATGATTTCATGGCAAAATTAAATGCTAGCGAAAGACTCGTTACTCATCATAGTCTGACCATTGACACAAAGTTTAGAACCAAGGCAACACAAGAGGTAAAAGCCCAGTGTATATGTCCTGTTCCGGAAATGTACATGCTTGCCCCATTGATTGTTAAACAAAAGGGACTCGTTCATTCATATGATTCTGGGAATATTGTAGTTACTCTCCAAGATGTACAACTTTATCCTTTACTTCCAGATAACTCACCCACGCATATTGTCCTTCTTATTAATAGTGTTGATAAAAATGGAAGTACTACCGTTGTAAAAAATACAAATACTAATGAACGCGTTGAAATCCAACCAAAATATGAACAAGGTGAAGGCTATGAAGTTTCTACCTATGTTGTCATATCATTAAATGGAAATAAAAGAACCTATGATATGATTTGTACATCTACCCCAGGTGTATCTACGGCCCGGTTAAATAGTTTTTTAGACAAAATTCTCTTTGAAGTGGCGAAAGACAATGAAGACTTATTTACCGCAAAACATCCAACTAACGTTATTTCTGCAACATCAAAAAAAGAAGTAAAAATACGATACAAACCAATATTTGAATTTACAGGAATGTTAGACAAGGAGCTTTTTAATAAAATAAGCCAAAAAGGATTATCAGATGTCATATTAGTCAAGGATCAATTCGGAACAATTAATGCTCCTGATGTTAATTCACCTTACATTCCGACTGAAAGTACATTAAAATTACTTCCAAATCATGGTGACAATGTTATTGGATGGATTAAAAATGTAGCATCTCATTTCAATAAAAAAATGAATGGTGGTTATGATAAATTAAAGGTTAAATTCCAAGATCCTGAAACAAATAAACCAAGGCAGGTTGATTTCAAAACCTCAAACATCAATCTTAATAATTTAGAAAAAACATTTATTAAGAAAAGCATTATCGATAACTTTAATTCGCGCCTGAAGGATTCATATGTTAAAATTGAACTAGAGTTTGTTGTGAAAATGATAGATTTGATGTGAGGTTATTATGCCAATACTTTCAGTTTTCTCTCATCTAGGCAAGCCGTTTGGATATCTTTTTATTAAAGGTATTAGCGGCAAAGCTGCATATGATTGGGTAGCACCAATTCTACTTACTTCTATCACAGCAGTACTTTTCATTCTATTAAAAATCCCTGTCAAAGATTTATTTGATGACAATGGTTTCATTAAATCAATCGTTTCATTTATCTCTAACCTACCAGGGTTTTATATTGCCGCTCTGGCCGCCATAGCAACTTTCAATAGAGCTGAGATTGATTTACCATTGATTAGCAATGAAAGAAATGCCTCTATTGAAATAAAAGTAACAAAAGAAAATGGAAAAGTAGTAAATTCAGAGGAGGTTCTGACCAGACGCTTATTTCTTTGCATGCTATTCTCTTTTTTAACAGCATTAAGCATTGTTATAATAATACTTAATGCTATATTTTCACCATTAATCAATGTCTATCAAAACAGTATTGTTTTAATGGTTTATACTGTTGTATTTACTTTCCTCGTTTGGCAACTCTTAGTATCAACTTTCTTTGGATTATATTATCTCGGAAACAGAATTCATATGAATTATTAAGCCCTACAGGGGCTTAATAATCAACAAAATACCTTCAATCACTCCTATTGCTGCTTGAAGTTGTTTTCTGATTGACCCGTCAGAGCATTTCCGTTTCTTTGCTATTGAACGGAGTGAAATACCGATAACAAAGTGAGCAATGATCAGTTCATATTCTTCTGGCTTATATTTCCGCAATCGCGCAACACAGCTGTCAATCATGATTCCTTCATCATCATCGCATTGTTGGCGTGTTTTCTTTCCATGAGGTAGTAAACCTTTAAACCCTGCAGCAACAGGCTGCCAGTCCACACCACTGTTATCTGCTGCAGCCCATGCTCCCCAGCGGTCCAATACTTCATACATATCACGCATCAACCTTCTCCACAAAATCAGGCCAGCACGCCAATTGCCAGCGCACGATCGATAAAACGAAATATCAGCTCCAGCTGGGAGCCATACTTCTCTTCAAATGCCACGGTATCCGCATGCAGTTCGTCGTGATGCTTTCTGCACAAAGGCAACACAAAGAGATCATGCGCTTTTGTACCCATTCCACCCTGACCGTGGCCTATCAGGTGGTGGGGATCATCAGCAGGCTTTCCACAACATGCACACGGCTGCGTCTTAACCCAGCGCGTGTACTTTTCATTAACCCAGCGGCGACGTTTTGGGCGTAACATAAAAGACTCCGGCGACTCCGGATCCACTTTCAGCGCCAGCACCTTTTTCGCCTTATCCTGGATGATGCTGGTGGCAGGAACCGAAGGCACAAGGTCACTTTCCCGGGTGACAGACGGCACAACAGGCTTCGGTAATCTCAGTGCCTTACGGGCTGCACTTTCCGGTAAGGCATCCGCCAGGTCATTACGAATCAGCCACCAGCACAGTTCCGGAATTGTCACAACGTGACTATCATCAAAACCGAGATCACGGCGCACAACAGATAACACCCAGCGGGCACAGTTATCCGTTGCCATTGATTCCAGCCGTTCCGTGAACTGATCGCGCAGCTGGTTATCGCAGTGCCAGCACAGACGAATTGCTCCCGGAGCGTGCCGCATTGTGGTCATGTTCTCGCTGTGCCAGTCGGAATGAAGCCACTGGCAGCCTTTTTCACGAAGTAACCAGCTTTCAAGACATTCCACGCCACCAGCACGACGGATCACTGCCTCATTGCGGAACACGGCCCGAACGGCAGGATCATCCGCCAGCGGTTGTGATGCCGCCGGAACGGCACCACTGGCGAAAGATGAATAACGTTCCGGCTCAGGCTCCAGCAGGACACGCCCCTGCATAAACAGGGGCATCAGCTCTGAACCTGGTCTGAACAATACGATCCCCATACGCGGGGCAATTTCAGGGGTCAGTAGTGCTCTCACAGTCACCTCAATGAACGGTATCAAGCAGCTTTAACAGCTCAGGGAATCGGGATTCGAAGAAATGCGGCTGCGTCTCGCGCGGATTTGCAGGACTGGTGATGTTCTTGCCGAACATGCAGCCTTTCGCCGTCAGCGACCAGAATTTTTTGATGTTGTTAATCGCGGTACGGCTGTATCGTTCGCGCTGCTCGACGATCCCCAGCTTCACCATCTGGTGATATGCCTGATTAGCTGTCAGGCGGATACCATACTGCTTCAGCAGTGCACTCAGTGACAGCGTGGGGCGGCTTGAGCCATCAGGCGCGTCAGCAGGAGCATCAATGGCATAGCGCGGTGCCAGATTCGGTAAGCCAACAGCCTCCTGGAGTTTCTGACAGGCACCAAGCACTGAAGAGTTAGACAGGTTTAACTCCCTGCGCATAAAGTCCAGCAGAATCACACCAGCCTGCATCTTGTCAGCAGCCTGCCCGGATAATTTTTCCGGTGCGCTGGTTACCATATCGAAAGTACGGATCACCTTCAGATGGAATGACGGGCTGATCCACATTGCATAGGCATACACCAGTTCTTTGCAGACATACGTCCCCTGGTTATTTCCGCCACGAATAACGTTAACTGGCTCTATATTGACCGAGTTGCAAATCTGCAACTCGCTTATTAAACGTTCAGTTTGCTCATTGCGGAGCCAGAATGCAGGCTTATGCTTATCCAGAGAACCGGCAGCCCTGTGCAGATCGTTCAGGCTGTAACGCCCATAAGCATCACGACGAACTTCAATACCATCAATGACCATCAGATTATTCATACTTCGTTTCTCCTCTTAATCAGGCGGCTGCACCCGCCGTTTTCTCGTACTTAATGATAGTGATCTCGACCTTCCCTTCCGGGATAACCGGTCCCCACTCCACCAGCATTCTTTTCACCTGACTGTCGTCTTCCCACACACCCGCGTGGGTCAGGGCGTCAAACAGCGCCTTGTTATAGTTGTCCAGATCGCGGATCCGGTTATCCGGTGGAAACAACACGATCTCCACTGAAGCAGGTGCCGACGTTGGTTTCGGCAGACGACGTAACTGCTCAACTATTGCTGCACACGCCGCGCTCTGGAATTTTCGCCCCGCCGCGCTTATCAGGCTCTTACCAGCAAACGCCCCTTTGTTGGGGTGTCGCCAGTACGTGTTCACGCTGGGCGGAAAAGGCAGGATCAGCTTCATACTTTCAGGCCTCTCTCATGTAACCAATGGGCTGCACGCAGCCTGGCGTTTTCCTCACCGGCAAGCAGTGAGCGGATAATCCCGACCGCCTCGCTGTCGTCGTCCTTCACCACGGTATGAAGCGTGATCCCCCGGGCCACACCACGCTTTATCGTGATGACGCCTTTTTTCTCCAGTGCGCGAAGATGCTCCACCGCTGCATTCACTGAACGGTATCCCAGCATGGTTGCCACCTCCTGATCGGTTGGCGGGAAGCCACGTTCTTTCTGATAAGAAATCAGCATATCCAGCACCTGCTGCTGGCATTGAGTTAACGTCGTCATGCCGCCATCTCCCTGACCAGTTTTTCCGCCTGCTGGCGAACCTGCGCCAGAAACGCCTCACCACATGCCTCAAGTTCATCGCGCCCGATGTAGCTGATTGCCGGTCCCTTCCAGGTCTTGTCGAAAACAGCAATAGCACCAGCGAAGAAAGCGCCTGTCGGCACCTGCTTCTCATCTTTCGGGATAAACCAGGCAGGCAGTTCAAAACCAATACGCCCGCGAATAAAAGCAATATGATCTGCATCTTCCGGCCACCACACTTCGCTGGTGGCAGCTTTGATCAGGAAAACATAGCGCCCGCCTTTATCACGCATGGCACTGGCATGCTTCATGATGTAACGCATGCCGGTGATGTATTGCCCCTCATGCTGACTGGCGCGGCTGTATGGGGGATTACCAAAGGCAGCACCTTTAAGCTCCGCAAGACGTTCTGACCAGTCATGCGCCAGCGCGTTGTCTTCCGCAGTGTAATAAGCGGCACATTTGGCGTTATCACCATCAGTAAACAGATCCAGAATAAACGGGCCAAACAGGGTGTTAATTCCCCAGAAAATGTTGTCCGGCGTGCGCCACTGATCGCCCACTTCCTTCAGTTCATGGGCTGGTTTGTTCCGCAGCTCCACCAGCGCCTGGCAATATTTATTACTCATTAAGCCCCCACGTAATTCCCTGACAGATACCACTCTTCACCCGATGCAGCGCGCTTGCTGCTTTTCCGTAAGCACCGCTCACGACGCGCCAGAAAATTGTTTCGTTCTGGCTGGGAGTGGCTTTCACGGAATGCCGCCATCCACACGGTTGCAGCACGACGAAATAAGCCCCTGGACTCCAGTTCTTCCGCCTGGCGGGTCAGGCACAAAATCACCTGGGGATCGTTAGTGCCGACATAGAAATTGCGCACAGGTCTGGTTTCACGAACTGGTTGTGGTTCCGGCTCCTGCGCTCTCTCAGTCAGGCGCGGGAAATGTCTGCGTGTATCCCCTTCACAACGGTGAGCCACACGCCCACTCTGACGTAACTTGCTTGCTGACTGCAGAACGCGCTGCCGTGAGTAACCAGCAAAAGCATCTGCAATGTCTCCGGAAGTACACCCCGGATGGGCTTCAATGAATTTCTGAACGTCATTTAATAGACTCATGATCACCCCCTGAATCCTGCCGGGATCTGGCTGTAGTCCACGTTGTCGTAACTGGCTTTGAAGTACGGGTCTTCGCGTTTTTCGGTGTACGTGCTGACGGACGGCGATAAGCGCAGGGAAAGCTCATCCCATTTTTCCCGCAGCTTCGACGGGCTGAGCACGTTACGGCACCAGAACGGATCGCGGCTGACGCGGCTGTACATCTCGCAGATTTGTTTGTGAGTACGACCATCCTGCACACACATCAGGCGAATTTCGTTTGCCCAGGCTGTCCAGTTCGGTTCTTTGGGACGAACCACCTCGCCGTCACATTCGGCAGCCTGCTCGTACAGGGCGATGATTTTTTTCCAGAGCCACTGTGCGCAGGTCAAATCATCCTGCGTCCCCCACTGGCGCTTTTTAGGGCTGAATACAACCGCATCAGGATGGCGAGTTAAAAAATCCTGTTCAGCCGTCTGCGTGTCCGGTTGCGAAGCGTCCGGACGAGAAGGTTTTTTATCTGACGGATCATGTTTTGATTTTACTGACGGATCCCCGCCAGATTCTGACGGGTGAAAACCCGCTTTTTTGCCAGATTTCGACGCATCAAATTTTGACGGGTCAGATTTTGATGCGTCAGATTTTGACGGGTCAGAATCTGACAGTTGAGAAAATGCCGCTGCCTGAAGCTTCGCAACGTTAAGCTGATAAACATTCGACGCATTGCGGTTACCCTGGCGACGCGCCTTACGCGTTAACCAGCCTTCTACTTCCAGCCGTGCGATAGCCGTTCTGACGGTACTCATCCCCGCGCCAATCTGACGGGCAATAGTTTCAATTGATGGCCAGCACACACCTTCGTCATTACTGAAATCAGCCAGGCGGGCCATAATTGCCACGCTGGATAATTTCATGCCTGACGCAGCGCAACCATCCCATACATAGCCGGTTAATTTAGTGCTCATGACCGACCTCTATTTCCCTGAATTTACGACGAAACTGTTCGAGCGGGCTGAAGCACTCATGCTCATAGCCTTCACGGATGTAGATAACCCGTTGTGTTTCCGGCTCCCAACGAATGACTCTGACGGGCACTCCGTAGTGATCTTTGAACCAGCGGTTAACTTGTCGCAAAGGACTGTCTCCTTCTGCCGGTTGAAATCACCCACAGCCCACTCAGCAAAGCTGTGGGTTACAATTTCCCTGTCACCTGGTACATTTACTGCATAGCAATACTCCACCTTCGCTTTTCCACCCGGTACAGGAAGCGCAATCAGTTGCGAGCGACGGTAGTGTGTTGTTAAACTGTTCATGCGTTAGTTTCTCCACAACCAGAAGCAATCGACGCCACGACGCCCGGAGCTGCACACTCGCGGGCGTCATTACTTTCTGAAACGCAAAAAATTTTGTAGACAAGTGCTGCATGCTCCTGCAGCTTCGAAATTGAGAGGTACAGCTCGTCGTTAATTGCTGTCTTCTCATGCGGTTCCACTACACCGTCTTCGATTGCCGAACGAATCTGTTTTGAATAACTGCCGATCTGTTCAATGACTTCCAGTAAACGCTGGTTAATATCGGCATTGTCCACATCCTCGACGTCAGGAAGAGACACAAAGACGCCATTTGCAGACTGCGCCACAGCGTCAGCAATGAAGTGAGTGCCACCAGCACGTTGTAAAATCATTGCCCATCCCAGCGGGAAAATCTGATCGCCATCGGCACGAAGGCGGTTAAATAATGCGTTCTCTGTTACATCCAGCCACTCAGCAGCTTCAGCGTAACCCCCCGGCAACGCCGCGATAGTTTTTCTGACAGCTTTCACGTACCACTCAGGCTGTTTTTCCACTTTCCAGTGATGATTACCCACGGCTTACCTCCTGTTCCTGTGGTTTAAACCCATTCTGGTTTTGGCTAGATTGAAAACGTGCCGGATAAAGAATCTGCATTTCGCTGATTTCACCCTTAAAAAAATTGGCCAGACGTTCTGCAAGATCGATAGATGGAATTTGTTCCAGTCTTTCAATACGACTCAGCGTCGCTGGATTGACCTGAACGCCAGCAGCAACATGCTGCAAAGTAAATCCGTGCGCCTTACGCACATTCCGTAATGGTGATTGCATATGACCTCCACATATTGCGTGATGAGCATATTATTTCACGCAAATATTTTGCGCAAGTTGATTTGCTTAACGCGCAATAAAGAAATGTAATAAACGCATGAACATAGGAAACCGAGTCAGACAACTTCGCCAGGCGAAGAACATGAAAATCGCCGATCTCGCTGAAGCAATAGGAGTGGATGCGGCGAATATCTCACGCCTGGAAACAGGTAAGCAGAAACAATTCACTGAACAAGCCCTGAGTAATATTGCCAAGAGCTTAGGTGTTGATATTGCTGATCTCTTTACCTCAGACTTCAAAAGTAATACTGTATGTAAAAACAGTATTAGTGAGGATGTTGCGCAGGTGAAGGATGTATTCCGTATTGAAATGCTGGATGTCAGTGCCAGTGCGGGAAATGGCCTTATCCAGGGCGGTGATGTCATTGATGTGATTCATGCCATTGAATACAGAACTGATAATGCTGTATCGATGTTTGGCGGACGGCCAGCCAATCACATTAAAGTTATCAACGTTCGTGGGGACAGTATGTGTCCAACCATTGAGCCAGGAGATCTCATCTTCGTTGATGTCAGTATCAATCAGTTTGATGGAGATGGTATCTATGTATTTGGTTTTGATGATAAAATTTATGTCAAACGACTGCAAATGATACCTGACAAACTACTGGTGATTTCTGATAACCAGATTTACCGTGAATGGGGAATTACCAGCGAAAATGAACACCGGTTTATGGTCTTTGGAAAGGTCTTAATCAGCCAGTCACAAACCCTTAAGCGACACAATTAACCCTTACCTCCTCATCAATTAGCCACCCAAAGGTGGCTTTTCATTACCCTTTAAATTGCATATCTCGCAACAAAAACACTTGCATGATGCGCAACTTCATTTTATCTTTCTTTCCAGACAAACAAACAAGGTACTAACAAAATTTGGTTGTAACACGGCGTATGGCACATGCGTCGTTAGCGGTCTGGGGACGTTAAAGGGGACAATCCACTCCTTGCTCGGGCAAACAAACCAGGTAGCCGGAATGTGCAAGTCAATGATGATGCTGATAAGACGCCTAACCAGCGTGGCGATTCGGTTTGACGCCTGGGAAGAGACCAGGGTGCAACGATGAGGGCATTTATGGAGCCGCGACAAAGTGTGGTGCCGTAACTGGCTAAGTGCTCTCAGCGTTGTGGTAATCCGCGAAATGGCGCGGCGGTAAGTATGGCGGGGTTACTCTTTCCCCGTTGAGGACACCGGATTGTCAGGTTGACCATACGCCTGAGTGACAACCCCACCACAACAGCCACTGCTTTGGCGGTACCAGTTTGTACCCTTGCTTCCGGCTGGTACCGCTCTTTTTACAAAACAGAGAAGAGCATCATCGGACGACGGGCTCATAACCCAATCCATCCGGGCGGCAGTCACCGCAGGTGTTCTTCTCTGTTTTGTGGAGAAACCAACCGACCTTGCAGGGTCGATATGATGAGGAGCAGCAAAATGGCTAGCGAACGCAGTACTGATGTGCAGGCATTTATCGGGGAGCTGGACGGCGGCGTATTTGAAACCAAAATCGGCGCAGTTCTCAGTGAAGTCGCTTCCGGTGTGATGAACACGAAAACCAAAGGTAAGGTCTCACTCAACCTGGAAATCGAACCATTTGATGAGAACCGTGTGAAAATCAAACACAAACTCTCATATGTTCGCCCGACTAACCGTGGGAAAATTTCCGAAGAAGACACCACCGAAACGCCGATGTATGTCAATCGCGGTGGTCGCCTGACTATTCTGCAGGAAGACCAGGGACAATTACTGACTCTTGCCGGTGAGCCTGACGGAAAACTCCGCGCAGCAGGTCATTAATATCGTTCTTAATTAACTGATTATTTATCTCATCACTGAATATCTTAATATAGTGAGGACTTATTATGTCTCAGAACTTAGACGCAACCGCAATTAATCAAATCCATGCCCTTATTTCTGCTCAGGGTGTTAATGAAATTATCAGTAAGATTGGTGCCGATGCTGTGGCATTGCCTGAGAATTTCCGCATTCATGATCTGGAAAAATTTAATTTAAATCGCTTCCGTTTCCGTGGTGCGCTTTCCACTGCCAGCATCGATGACTTTACCCGTTATTCTAAAGATCTTGCAGATGAAGGCACCCGCTGCTTTATCGATGCTGATAATATGCGTGCCGTCAGTGTGCTTAACCTGGGTACTATTGATGAACCAGGTCACGCAGATAACACCGCCACTCTCAAACTGAAAAAGACAGCACCGTTCTCTGCCCTGTTGTCTGTTAACGGCGAGCGTAACTCCCAGAAATCACTGGCAGAATGGATTGAAGACTGGGCCGACTACCTTGTGGGCTTTGATGCTAATGGTGACGCCATTCAGGCAACCAAAGCGGCTGCAGCGATCCGTAAAATCACAATTGAAGCGAACCAGACTGCTGATTTTGAAGACAATGACTTCAGCGGCAAACGCTCCCTGATGGAGTCTGTCGAAGCGAAGACCAAAGACATTATGCCAGTGGCATTTGAATTTAAATGCGTTCCGTTTGAAGGCCTGAAAGAACGTCCGTTTAAATTACGACTCAGCATTATCACTGGTGATCGCCCTGTACTGGTTCTGCGCATTATTCAGCTGGAAGCAGTGCAGGAAGAAATGGCTAACGAATTTCGTGATCTGCTTGTTGAAAAATTCAAAGACAGCAAAGTAAAAACCTTTATTGGTACTTTCAACGCCTGATTTCATTACTGCAAATGCCCCTGTGGGGGCATTTATGGAAACGTAATTTACTCAATAATCGCCGGATGGTGAGGGCTTCCTTTTACCAGAATTCAGTGCGGTGCAGCGCAAATAACGTAGAGAACAAAATGTTATTTATTAAAACTTTTTCTGGGAAGCATTTTTATTATGACAGGATAAATAAAGACGACATCGTTATTAACGATATCGCGGTTTCCCTTTCAAATATCTGTCGTTTTGCAGGACATCTTTCACACTTCTACAGCGTCGCCCAACATGCGGTTCTTTGCAGCCAACTGGTACCGCAGGAATTTGCTTTTGAAGCGTTAATGCATGATGCAACAGAAGCGTATTGCCAGGACATCCCCGCTCCACTGAAACGCCTTCTTCCTGACTATAAACAGATGGAAGAAAAAATAGACGCCGTAATCCGTGAGAAATACGGGTTACCCCCGGTTATGAGTACGCCCGTGAAATATGCCGATCTCATCATGCTGGCAACCGAACGCCGCGATCTCGGGCTTGATGATGGCTCTTTCTGGCCTGTACTGGAAGGCATCCCGGCAACAGAGATGTTCAACGTGATTCCACTGGCACCGGGCCATGCCTACGGAATGTTTATGGAACGCTTTAAAGAGCTGCATAAGATACATAAACAATCCAGACAGCGAAATTAACTAGTGAAATAGTTTTGTAGCAAAAGAAATGAGGTTATCAAAAATGCTTCAAATGCTGACACTTGAGGAATGGGCTACGGAAAAATACAGAAGTAATCCTCCAAGTGTGTCCACATTGCGTCGTTATGCTAAGCAGAATTTATTTTGTCCACCGGCAATGAAACAAGGTCGACTATGGCGAGTGCGTGAGGACGCAGAGTTAGTTGGGGAATTAGTTACTCCTGTCATCAAGAAAAGTGATTCTATTATTCTACAAAGGATTTTAAGTAATGGCAGCCAGACCACGTAAAAATAATGTTTCAGTCCCGAACTTATATCCGCTCTATAGCAGAAAAGTAAATAAAGTCTATTGGCGATATAAGCATCCAGTGACCGGGAAGTTTCATTCTTTGGGCACAAACGAAGCTGAAGCCATTGCTATTGCCACTGAGGCCAATACACGCCTGGCTGAGCAAAGAACCCGGCAGATTCTGGCTATCAGTGACAGGATCGCAACCAGCAAAGGAAAAGCAATCACAACGTCAACCTGGTTAGATCGCTATCAAGCAATCCAGGATGACAGACTGAAAAGTGGCGATATAAAGCTCAACACCTATAAACAGAAAGCCAAACCAGTATCCTTGCTCAGGGAACGAGCAGGAATGAAGTTAATTTCATCCGTTGATGTAAGGGATATAGCACAATTGCTTGACGAGTATATCACTGCTGGGCAACCGAGGATGGCGCAAGTAGTCCGCTCCGTTCTAATTGATGTATTCAAGGAGGCACAACACTATGGGGAGGTCCCTCCTGGCTATAATCCAGCATTAGCGACCAAACAGCCCAGAAGAAAAATTACCCGACAACGGTTAAGCCTTGAAGAATGGCAAAAAATCTTTGATATCGCAGATGCCAGTCATCGTTATATGGGGAATGCCATGCTGTTAGCACTGGTTACCGGTCAGAGGTTAGGTGATATCTCGCGTATGAAATTTAGCGATATTTGGGATGATCATCTCCATGTCATCCAGGAAAAAACTGGGAGCAAAATCGCCATCCCGCTTTCCCTGCGTCTCAATGCGATTAACTGGAGTTTGCGAGATGTAGTAGCCCGCTGCCGTGACTATGCTGTCAGTCCATATCTTGTACATTTTTTTCGCACAACCTCACAGGCTGAACGTGGCGCACAGGTAAAAGCTAATACACTAACGATGAACTTTAGCAAGGCGCGTGATCTGGCAAAAATTGATTGGGGTACTGGAACTCCAGCAACTTTTCATGAACAAAGATCTTTATCTGAACGCCTTTACAAGGAGCAAGGGATAGATACCAGAAAACTGCTGGGCCATAAAACCCAGCAGCAAACCGATCGTTACCATGATGACAGGGGAAAAGATTGGAATAAGTTAGAATTAAAATGAGGGGGAAAACTCCCCCTCACTTTTTAACACACTTCAGAGCCACTTAACTGGAAAGTTATAGGAGATATTTTACCTCTAAACCTATAAGGTTTGGATAGTAGTAACTTTTCCATAACCCCATTATTAATTACTTTTTTTGCATACTGTTCATCAGTAAGTTCTTTCCCTAAAAAAGAGAATCTATTACATACAATCCATATATTAAAATCAGTAATTTTCACATCTTCTTTTAAAAAACTATCAGAAAAACGCTCTTGCATGAAATCGTCTACTGCTGTCTTATACTTGCATCGTATATTTTCTTCATCTAATCGGGAAACTTTTGCAACATTCTTCAACTCAATTATGTAAAGTGCAAAACGATTATCCCCTCGCTTAATAACTAAAATATTATCTGGTGAAGGAGGTGTAATAGGCAACCGAAGCGAATTATAATATGAATCCACAGAAAGATTGATTATTTTTTGGCAATCTAGTTTTCCGTTATCCTGATAAAAATCAGCATCCAATTTGACAAACACATTATTTTCTTCGACTTCATCACGAAGTAAAGCAGTTAACTCAGGAGTTGCAAGAATTTTTTCGATCAT